CGGTATCGGAGGTTCATTTGGTGTATTAGATAATGAAGCACTTTCAATGAAAAAGAAAAACATGGCCTACTTAGAAAAACAGGATGAAAGATATAATAAAATGTTGGATAACTCTAGCGGAAGAGCAAAAGATAGAATACTTAGACTTCAGGCCTTTAATGATCAGGCAATGAAGCAAAGACAGAAAGAAATAGACCAGTTATCAGAACTTGGATTTGCTAATAAAGATTTACAGCTAAATTACGAAGGAAATATTGAAACTCTAAAACAACTTGAACAAGGTGCAGTAGGGCCTCTAAAAGATACTTATAAAGAGATGAGACTTGAACTTGAAAAGAATGGTTCTTTAAGTGATGATCAAATTAAAAGACTAGGAGAAGAAGAAAGGGCGTATGTAAGTTTAACGGAAAGAGTAAAAAGATACGGAGAAGTTAGTAAAAGTTTCCAACAAGCTTTATCCGGCATGGGAGGTAAAGGACTGCCTATGCAAAATCAAAGAAAAGCTTTAAATGACATGCTACTAACTCAGGAAGCTCTAATTAAGAAAACAAAGATGGGGTTAAATAATACTCTAGTAGGCCCTCGTACACAGCAGGGAATGGAAGATAGAGCCAAAACAGAACTTACTTTAACTGAGGATGAATTACATTTAACAGAACTACAAAAATTTCAAAAACAACTTAATGGAATTGTAACAGCTGAAAAAGCTATTCTAGCAACTCAACAAGAGAACGCAAGAACTTTCTTAGCCCATGCAAATGCAAGAACAATAGCAGACAAAAAAGCAAAGATAGCAGCTACAGGCATGTTAAAAGTAGATGAAAAACTAGCACGAGCAAAACAAGACCAAGCAAATGCAGAAGCTGCACTTAAAGCACTTGACTTAAAAGGTAATAGAACAAGAGATAGCTTTGAAACTCAAGAAGCGTTAGATGCTTATCTTGCAGCTGGAGGAGTACTTCAAGAGCAAGTACAAGATGCTCAATACTCAGTAACTCTTGCTAAAGATAAAGTAGAAACAGTCACAAAAGAAGTATCAGTTCAAAAAATACTTAATGCAGAGCAACAAAAGCAATTAGATATAGCAGCTTTAAACTTAAAACTGAAAAAAGATACTCTTAATGTAAATTCTCAAGCATTAGCCTCACAGATAGGAAATGTTGGATTTAACAGCATGTATAGTGGAACAGGATTTGGAGCTCAAGCAAAGAAAGAACAAGACGTAGAACAGAAAAAATTCCAAATAGAAGAAAAAAGACTTGCTCTCGTGAATCAAAGAGCAGTACTAGAAAAGCAAGGATTCACGGCGGGTAGTGAGGAACGACTTGCAGAAGAAGCTTCAATTGCAAACAATGAAAAGAAATTAGAGTTACTCAAAGCACAAACAACAGCAGCAGAATTCGCGGCAAGTCATTTAGGTCAATTACAGATGAGCTTTGCAAAAGGTATAGAAGATATGTTTGTAGCAATTGCACAAGGCTCTATGTCAGCGAAAGAAGCATTTAAAGATATGGCATTAATGATGCTAAAACAAATGGCTCAAATAGCTGCACAGCAACTAGCATTGAAAGCTTTAGGATTTATGGGATTCCCAACTCCTATGGCTAATGGTGGAATAATACCTATGGCAACTGGTGGAATCATTCCTAAATATTCACAAGGTGGAATAGCAACAGAACCTACTTATTTAGTAGGAGAAGGAAGACACAATGAAGCTGTTGTACCTTTACCAAATGGAAGAAGCATACCTGTTGATATGAAAGGCGGAAGCGGAACAAACAATGTATCAATTAACGTAAATGTTGATGGAAGCTCCTCAAATGTTGCAGATGGAGAAAAAGGAAAACAACTAGGAAAAATGATGGAAGCAGCAGTAATGGAAGTAATACAAAGAGAAAAAAGACCTGGAGGAGTATTAGGTAGATAATGGCAACAGCAATATTTCAAAATAACGGAAGTAATATAACAGGATTTTCTGCAGGAGTACCTGTAGACAAAGGCTTCCAAAGATCAAGCACACCTAAAGTACATACTATGACTTTTGGAGATGGGTATGAACAAAGAATAGCAGATGGTATTAATAACCTAGCTCAAGGAATGACAGTAAGTTTTACTACAAGACCTAAAGCAGAAATTGATGACTTAGTAGCTTTCTTTGAAAGTTTAGGGGGAGTTACAAAATTTAGAATGACTATAGATGATACTAATGGCAACGAAACAGTAAAAGTTGTATGTAAGTCCTGGAATCAAACATGGAGCTATGATAACTTCTATAGTTTATCTTGCTCATTTGAAAGGGTGTATGAAGCGTAATGGGAGAAAGAATAACGATAAAAGAGTTACAAAAGCTAGAGCAAGCTTCTGGGATTTTAGACCTCTATGAGATTGAATTAAATAATAATGCTAAAGCTTATATTACAAAGGCTCCTGATGGTGACCTTCAAAGTATAGAGCTTTATGACTATGATACACATACTCAGAAAAATACCTATATACCTATTCCATTAGAAATAGAAGGAATCGATATAACAACAAAAGGAGTATCACCTAGACCAGTATTAACAATTGCAAATATTTTAACAGACTTTGAAAATGCAATCTCTCCCCTAACATTTCAAGATCTAATAGGAAAGAAAATATACAGACGAAGAACTTTACAAAAATACTTAGTAGGAGAGGCGTCAGAAACAGCTTCAGGAGTTGCTCCAGTAGAGTTCCCAAGACAGATGTGGGTAGTAGATAGAGTAGAGCAAGAAGATTCATTAAGTATTGCTTTTGAACTGACAAGTCCATTTAATACTGAAGGCTTAGTTCTTCCATACCGTGTAGTAGGGCATAATGCTTGTCCTTGGCAGTATCAAGGAGCAAGTCCTGAAAAAACAGAAGGTAATAAGAGAGGTGGATGTTCTTGGCATACTGAAAGCAAATATATAATAAATGGCATAGCATATCAAGTATATGTAAATTCAGATGATGAATATGTAATTCCAAGTACAGTTACATTTACTACTTGGTCAGGCAGCGGAACTGCAAATGCCTATTATAAAACAACAACAACACTAGGTACTTCTAGTCAGGTTAGAAGATATAGTGCAGATGGAACAATAGATACTTCTGCAGATGGCAGCACAGTAGTAAATTACTGGCAAGCTAACAGAGCTACTAGCGTAACTCCGCAAGATAATCATTCAGACTGGACAAGAATTAGAGTGTACGATAATTATAGTACAAGCACTACATATTATGCTTATACAGATGATAAATTAAATATGCTTGTAAGAGCAACATCAGGATCTGAGTTATTATGGCAAACAAAGATAACTCAGTCTAATAATGCATTACAATTTGGAAATTACTGGAAGAGGGGAGACTTATGTGGTAAAAGACTTTCTTCTTGTCAGACTAGATTTGGTTTTGACCCAATAACTCCAAGTGCATCAACTAGTACAGGAAAAGCAAATAAAATTACAACTAGAACATTACCCTTTGGAGGCTTCCCAGGTGCAAGAAAATTTAAGTAAACTATTGCCTGAGATATATAGTCATATGGCTATTGAAGCTCCGAGAGAAGGGTGTGGGTTAATTATTGATAAAGAAAATCCAAAATTTATTCCACTAGAAAACATAAGTGGAGAAAAAGACCACTTTACAATTGACCCAAAAGAATACGTTAAGTATTCAATTAAATCAAAAATATTATATGTAGTCCATAGTCACTATGATCAAGATTGTTATCCGAGTGAGCATGACAAAAACAACTGTAAGGCATTAGGTATTCCATACTTAATAGTATCTTACCCAGACAAAAAGGAATTTATTTATGACCCACGTTAAATTATTAGGAGAGTTAGGAGACAACTTTGGTACTGAATGGCAGTGTGCAGGTAACTCCGTGCGTGAGATTTTAAAACTTATTGACTGTCAAGTAGATGGGTTCAAAGAATATATAGCAGAGTGCCATGATAAAAATATTGCATTTACTATACAGAATGGAGAAGATTTTATAGATGCAGACATAGATGAACTCGGATTAAATAACTTAAAAGATACTGTAATTATATCCCCTGTACCAGCAGGGTCAGGAAAAGGTCTTGGAAAATTATTAACAGGACTACTAATGTTAGCGGCAATGTTTTTTATACCCGGAGCGGGAGCGATGTTTACAGCAGCACCTACAGCAGCAGGATTAAGCGGAGCATCAACGATTGGAGCTGGAATGGCAGCAGGTCAAGTGTCAGCTTTTACAGCAATGCAGTATGGAGCAGCTGTAAGTTTAACAGTACCGGGTGCAATGGTGATGATGTTAGGGGCAAATTTAGCAATAGCAGGTATAACAGAAATGTCAGCCCCAGATGCAGGAGATATGACATCAGATCCTTCGTTTCTTTTTAATGGAGCAGATAACAACGTAGAACAAGGACAACCTGTACCAGTATTATATGGTACAATGAAAATAGGAGGAACACCGATTAGTCAAGGGTTCCAGACAGGAAAATTAAGAGGGGCAAATCTAAACTACAGCTCAGGCACAATAACAGGGGGCTACTATGGAAGCTCCGACGGTACTAGTAGTGGTGGTGGTTGGAAGAGAGGCCTTACGATAGTACATCAAAATTAGGAAAAATAATGGCAAAATATACAAGTAAACCTTTTGGAACAAAAACAATTGCAGACAGACAGAGTCCTAATAAAACTCAAGTTGCTGCTGCTTACGATATTCTCTCAGAAGGAGAAATAGAAGGATTAGCGAATGGCTTTTCGTCTGTTTATATTAATGATGTTCCAGTTATTGATACACTTGCGAATGAAATTGTAAAGACTAGAAAACTTATATTAAGTACTACTGCAGGAGCAGCTACAGTATCAAACGCTGCTTTTGGACAAGTAAACGCTCTTTCGAATAATAACGTATCTGGACTAACTTTAGGTACAAGA